ATGAAAATAACAAGACGTAAAAAGAAAAATAAAAAAGCTGAAAAGGAATACAACGAAACTTTATGGAATACTTTGAAAGAACAATATGAAGAATCTGAAGTGGTCAATACGGTAAATGAAGCCGTAGATATTATGGAAAAATTTATAGATGAAGTTGCACACGATTGGACAGATACTGGCCACCAACAAAAATTAGAAAAAGCAGAAAAAAAATTAGCAAAAGTATCAGTTGCTTTTGAAATTATAAAATTAAATCTTAAATAGATATGCAAAAAACAAAAAACTTTCAGCAACATAATTCAGTTTGTGGTTCTAGAGGAAAAAAAACTAGCCAGGGCATACATAAAAACACCATGACTAGCACTATGAACAAACATAAAAGGAGACAATCAAAATTAAAATATAGAGGGCAAGGAAGATGAAAAAACTAGACAAAAAAATATATGTAATCAATCTTGAAAAAAGAATTGATCAAATGGCAGAGGAAAGAAAAGAGTTAAAGACTGCTTTTCAATGTTTGGTAAATGCTTTAGAAGTACAACAAGAAAAACAAAAGTATTCTCCTTTGTTGCAAATGAATTTAGATAGAGCTAAGGGGATTCTTGAGAAGGGGGAGCATATACAAGACTCCCCCTAAACATTCTTTTAATTAAAAAGGAGGTGGACTTACTTCTGCCTCATCAGATTTAGTTTCAGAAGTTTGTGGAAAGTCGTTCTTAAATTCATAAGATCTCACAACAGTTTTAGTCGTAGTACGAGTATTACCGTCATTATCTTTCCAATCTTCATCTACATTTCTAAGATTCATCAGTAATTCTTTACCAACATAAGCTGAAGCATCATCTGGGTACTTTTTAAACCCTACTGCTTTAGCTAATCTAGTAAACTTTTCAGTTGCAATCCTTCTTACATCTTCGGTTGGATGCCAAAGACTAAAGTATTCAACATGATCTTTATATTTACCATTATCTACTTGGAAAGTAATCTTCAAAGTATTATTACCTGATTTAGATTGATATTTAACACTTTCTATTACCTTACAAGGATAAGTTCCTTCTGGAGCCACACTTGGCCCAATAGGCATTTCATCAACAGAATCAATGAAATCAACGTCTGCAAAATCTACCATTATTACCCCGCTTTAGTTAAAGGTTCTTCTTGTGTGGTTTGTTTCGTCTTTCCAAATCCTAACTTATCAATAAGTTTTGTAAGATTAGGTTCTTCAAATGGATTTAACTTACCACTCCTATCTTTAGCCACATGACCTTGACCAGTTTCAGTTTGCAACCATCTTCTTTTGATTACATTGCCTTCTTCGTCTTGATCTTCAATTATCCTTAACGCTAATACTTCATCAAAGAAATAAGTAACCGCTTGACCTAATTTAGTACCAACCATTTTTGGTTCAAAGTTAGGTATGCCGTCAGCAATAGTTCTTTCACTTTTAGCTAAAAAGACAACGTGCATTTTAAGATCTCTATAAGCTCTCATAACATTAGTCATGCTTTCTTGCACATTACCGTATGCAGCTCTAGGATCTTTGTTTCTAGATTTTTCAAAATTAAGCAAGATTTCACTTATCTCTGATATTGAATCTAGACAAACGGTGTCGTACTTAATTTCACCAGATTCTAAAAGTCTATGAATTTCCATGACTTCAGCAGCCTCTTTGACTTCTAAAGCATCAACATTCTTAGAGTCTTTAATAGAAAGTAAACCAGCTTCGGCAGATATAACAAGTGTCTTGCCTGGTGCTGTTTCACATATAGTTGTTTTACCTGAACCAGCTTCGCCAAAGATAAGGATTTTAGCTCCTTGATCATCTACTAACTGACTAGGTGTAACGATTTTATTTTTTATGCTCACTCTTCACCTCTCTGTTTTAATTAATGAACTTGAAAGATTATAGTCTATACTATACTATGTGTAAACATTTATTAAGAGGAGCAAAAAATGAATGAAATTTGGAAAGCGAACTACTACCACCGACAAAAAAAGTTATCGGATGAGGCACTAAAAAATCTAAAAAAATCTGGACATGAGCCAGAGTTTCAAAACAAAAAAGTAAAGCATTATTCACTCAAAGACTATATCGAGTTCTTAGGAGTAAAAGAATCTGCAACCACTTTTGATTGTTCTGAAGCATCTATCAAAGCTTGGCGATATGGCTATAGAAATCCATCTATAAAACAAGCACATCAAATAATCAAAGCAACAGAGGGTAAGCTAACTTACGAATCTATATTTGGAAACATACAAGATTTACAGTCCTAAATGTTTCAAATTAATTTATCAGAGGAGGACTCTCCTTATGAATTAGCTATGGCTTACTATGAAGAAGGCCTCAGCGTAATTCCTTTGCAGAGAAAAGATAAAAAGCCCCCAAAAAATTTAGGTTCTTGGGAAGAATATAAAACTAAAAGACCTGAAAGAGAAAAAGTTGAAGAGTGGTTCAAAGATAGAGATGATCTTGTTGTTGCTATTGTTTGCGGTAAGTTTATTGTTGTTGATGCAGATACACCCGAAGCTATGACTTGGGTAGAAGAAAATCTACCAGTAACCCCCTACAAAGTTATAACTGGTAAAGGTATGCACTTTTATTATAACAATCCACAAAACTTTACAACCTTTGCGACAAGGAGAACTAATGACACTCCAATAGAAAGACTGATTGATATAAGAGGAGAAGGCGGTCTCATTATAGCTCCATACAACAGACACGCTAACGGTGCAATTTATAAACCAGTTTTTCTTGATGGGTGGAGTGTTTATGATATTGGCGACTTGCCAGACTTTACTGAAAAAGAATGGTACAAAATAACTGGTGTACCTAAAGAGTCAGGGGCAAAAGACAAAAACATAACTGTACCTTTTTCTTTAGATGGCGTTAACGAAGGATCAAGAAATGATCAAGCAGCAAGGATAGCTGGGTACATGATTTCTAAGAATGTAAATTTAAATTTTACAAAATTCTTTTTAAGGTCGTGGAACACTAACAACAATCCGCCACTTACCATAAGAGAAATTGACCAAGTAGTAGATAGTGTGAAATCTACACATGACAGAAAAAATCAAAAAGCTCCTTTATTTGTTCAAGCAGTAGATAATATAAAACCACCAAAAGATTTGTATGATCCACCTGGTCTGTTGAAAGACATGTATAACTTCTGTGAAGATATTGCACAAGTTCCTCAGCCTGAACTGTCTATGGTCGCTGCGTTATCCTTAGCATCTGTATCTTGTGGCAGAGTTTATAGAACCAACATGAATAATTTTTCTAGTTTGTTTTTTATGTGTATCGCAAAGTCTGGACAAGGAAAAGAAAACATCAAAACATTTGTTGAAACCATTTTAAATGAATCACAACATTCAAAGTTAATAGTGGGAGACGGCTATACATCAAGTGGAGCTGTGCATTCAATACTTAGACAAAGACCAACTCAGATTACTATTATGGATGAATTTGGTAAAAGGCTAGAATCAATTGGTGGACAACAAAATTTTAACAGAGAAGATGGATTACAAACTTTAATGGAAGCTTGGGGTCGATGCCATGGCACTTTGAGACCAGATAATTATTCTTTGATGAATGTGCCTGATCAATATAAAGATCAATTCATGAATAGGGTTACTCATAAACCAAACATAACTTTAGTTGGCTTATCAGTTCCTAAAAACTTTTATAAAGCTTTGAATAGTGGAAGGATAGCAGATGGCTTTTTAAATAGATTCTTAATTGTAGAATCAAAAGAACCAAGAAGAGTTGCTCAACTTAAAAAGTTTAGAGAAGCGCCACTAAGGATTGTTAATTGGGTGAACTATGTCAGACG